GTTTATTACCATCTTCTTTTAACACACCATAAGAGTAGTAATTTTCTATAACATTATCAGTTGTAGCATATTGTGATGTAACAACTATTTTTTTGCTGGCAGGACTTAAACTGATTACTGCACCTTCGTCCCAGTTTTGTGTTGTCCAAAATAAAAATTCTTTAGCACTTAATTGCCAGTTAGCAACCAATTGTGTTGTTGGATCATATTGATCAAATTCAAAACCTTTGGCTTTAAGATATGATTCATATCCCAGTATCACATCAACAACTGTTTGAATATCATCAAACACTGTTCCGTATGCAACAGACTGAACTGTATCTATTAAAAAAGTTTTTCTTAAAACAGCAGATGCACCGCCTTCAGATGGTAATTCTACTAACTTGATAAACTTTGAATCATCAAAGTTTGCAGTTGAAATATGTGTTTCATCAGTAGCATAAAAATTGTCTGCATATTTTACATAAGACCCACTGTCATATCTTTTGTTTTCACTCCAATTAACAAATGAAGAACTAATTCCTCCCACTGTTATTACTGGATCACTAGTTTGTTCAAATGGAGAATGGTATCTAATGTAAGGATCATTTTTATCATATCCTTTTAAACTGAAGCCACTTGCTAACTTTTCAATAATTAATCCACTGTAGGTCAAAATTTCTACTGGTGTAGACACATTGTAAATCAGTTGATAGTTTTCTTCTGGTACAAATAGTGTTGTTGAATTTAACGGAGTTTTACTGTCTAATAACAGTTTAAATTTGTCTTTGTTGCTGTATCCTCTTACTTTAAAGCCTATTTGTGTTTGTAATCCAGCAAACTGTTTTTTGTAATCTGCATAGTTTGTTGTTTGAGAATTTTCAACTATTTCATAGACATAGTTTAATAATCCAGCAGTCAATGTTACTGTGCTGTCATCAACACTGCTCGGCCAGATAATATCTGTAGGTCTTATAGCAGTTGATGAATTGTACACAATCTGTCCACTAGCATTTCTAGTAATTTTATTTGTGTCTAATCCTATACCTATTGCTTTGTTTGGTTGATGTAAAATATAACTTTTTAAAAGTGCAAACGGATAATGCACACTTCTTCTCCATGTGTTTTCTATAGGAGAATAATCACCAAACTTAAATTTGTCTTTGGTAAGTTGTAATACTTGTCCTCTAGCATATGCACTATCATACGGACTTCTGATGTTGCCTTCGCTGTCCACTGGGATATTGTTTGTTAAACCGGGTCTTTTGTATTTGTTTTTGATTACAATTTTTTTATTAGGTTCTCTTACAATACCTTTCTCTAAATCTTGCCACAAAATTAAATTGTCTTTTGTGTACGGTGCTGGACCATAAACAGTTTCCCACCATGTAGGTTCTTGAGAATATCCAAGCATTTCCCATGGAGCAATATTTGGTCTGTCGGTGTCGTAAGCATGAGTGTACACACCTCTCCAGAATCCTAACAAGTTTTCATTTTGAGGAGAAACCATATTGCCGTAATTCCAAGTCAAACTGTTTTCTTGTGTGTGATAAGTGTTTGCTGTATAATCTTCGTTGCCTGTAAATGTTAACCAGTCATTGAAATCGCCCAATAATGTTTTATTAATTGATTCAAATGTAAATTTATTTGTGCTGTATGCTCTTGGCACAAAAGATTTAATACCAAACAATTCATCATCGTATGTTGTTTTAATATTGTTAAAAATTCTTCTCTCCATTTCCAATATAGCATCATCTCTAAAGTCATTGAATGCAACTATGATACTTCCGTCATGCCCTTGAATAACGTTCACTGGAGTAATTGCTGTTGTGTCTGAATAAATTTTAGGAGTGTATTTTGGATATAGTCCTAATTTGGTTGGTGTTGCTGGAATGTGTGATCCGTTAGTTGTTTCAAACTCGTTAACCACAATGATATCATCTAGTGCAACTGTTTTCGTAACTTGAACAAATCCGTCAACAAATACATAATCAACACCATGCACTAACTGTGTATCGTTGTGATACACGTACACTGCTTTAGTTGATAATGCTGTTAAATTAAAGTCATTAGACAGTGCAAAAAATTTATTATCTATATCTAAAACTGTGTGTCTAGTGGTTTTGAATGCACCAATACCCAGCATGTCTGTTTGGAAATACGGTAATGAATTATTATTGTCTCTGTTGAGTTTAATTAAAATTTTATCAACCACTTGACTAGGAGTTCCGTCAAATCCTAAATCGTCCATAGCACTAATAAATGATCTTTTGAATTTAAAGTAATCGTTTTGACTTCTAGTGATTGCTGAAATTAAGTTTACATCTTTGTTGTTTAACAAGTACGAAGCCAACACCATTGGTCCACTGTGTTGTAAAAATTTTCTACCGTATTGTGTTGCATTTGGGAAGTCTCTTAAATTGCTAAATCCCGGAGTTACACCTTGAATGTCTTTTAATTCATTAGTAATCGATTTAACATGATCAGTTACTTGCCCAACTGTGAATTTTGTTGTTTTTGCATTGAGTGGGTTGGATTGTAAGTTTGTTGGAAATTCATAATGACCATTACTGTTTTTAGGTGTTGCACTGCTTGTTCTAATTACAACTATATCATTAACTGTTAAATCAGTAGTGAAATTAACATATGCTTCATTATTGATTCTTAAAATTGACCAGTCAGTATTTTCAATTTTTTTAACATTATTAACAAATACATTCAGGTTTAGATCATTTAAATCGCCACTCTTTTTGTAAACGTCAATGGCAAAATCATTTTTCTGATTGTTAGATGCAACATACTGTCTATTAACTTTTTGAAAACTGTCAGTGGGTGCTTTGGTCCAACCATTTACTGTTGTAAAGTTGCCACTAGCATTGTATTTTTTCAAAAATGCTGTTTCAGAAGTTAAAGTTCCGTTGATATTTTGTGATTGATATGTGTAATTTTTGTTTAATAAATCAAAATCAAAAACAATATCTCCAATGTTTTCTACATTTGAATAAGTTAATGCAAATCCTAATTCAGTATCCACTGTGCCTGTACCTTCAACATAAGTGAATATTTTGTTACCCATAAACGAACTGTTAGGATACACAATACTGTCAGTGAAACTTACGCCATTGCTATCAAACAAATCAAACAAAGGAGTTTGATTAACTTTATTTTTTACTTGTGCTGATTTCCATGTTGTTCCATTGTAATAAAACCATTTTCCTTGATTCGCATTTCCGTCAGTGGCCAAAATAGTTTCTCCTTGTGATGGAGAAGCATTTGCACTTTCAACCAAACTGATTTGAGTCGTAACTGTGGTTCCTTCAGTAAACTTAATAAATTTAACTTCAAATATTCTGTCTTTAACAAGAGGATCTGGATCAGCAGTAAACAACACCTTCATTCCATTTGTTAATGCAATGCCGTCAATGAAAAAACCTTGAGATCCTTCAACATCACTCATTACATCTGTTGTAACTGTGTCTATAAGATCAATATTTTCTTTCTTTTTAAAACCAAAATCATATAGTTTGATGCCTGCTTCAAATTCAATGATAGGTCTTCGTGCTCTTGTGGCTTGATCAATGTTTGCAATTTGTCCGTTTGCTTTGGCACTTTCTTCTATAACAGATTTATGAATCCATCTATTGGATCTACTCCAAGGATTTCTGTCTGGAGATGCTCTGTTTATAACAATGTAATCTTTATCAACAGCATACGATGTGGCTGTTCCAAATCCCACAGTGTCAAAGTTTTTTGAATCAAATGGAATTGGTGTTACATCAGTGAAAGCACTCTTTACTTCTAGTTCTTGTGCATTTATCAATTGAATTGCGTCACCCACACCTTCAACAAAATAATCTTTTTCAGCATATTCCACAGGTGTAACTGTGCCAGCAAAATTTATTTTCATACCATTTGATAATGCTACTCCATCAGCAGTGGTGTAATTTTTTTTGCCTAATACTTCATTAGCAATATCTATTGTTGAATTTTCTTCAATGTCGTGTATTTGGATCAATCCCCAAGCATTAATATCGTTATCACTTCCGTAATATAGTTTTTCTGGTGCAGATTCTTTCACTTCAAAAGTTATAATTCCTTTTTCAACACTTTGCACATCGATACCATCAGTAACATTGTACGAAGCATCTAGTATTCTTTGTGTTCTTATAACAAAAGGCAATCCTTCTGCATCAATATCAAACTTGTATGTTTGACCTTTGTATAATTTTAGTGTTGGGTTTGCTGTAAGCCCATTGGGCGTAAAGATGTAAGCATAGTTGTCTGATTGATCAGACTTTGTTACTGAGTATGTGCTAATAACATTTCGCTGTTGTCCCGATATTGTAACTGTGGATGCACCATAAGGCATCCAAAAATATTCTCTGTAATTTACAAATTTGTCCCAATCGATTCTTGGTGACCAAGCATAATATTCTTGAGCATTAAGAACACTGTGATCAGAAACATCACCATTTAAATTTTGTATTTGATTAACAAAGTCTATGTAGTCTGAATAAAAGTTTACATTACCTAAATCGTCTTGTTGCACTATGCTGGGTTCAAATTTGTAATTTTCTCTATCAGCAGTTACTTCAGGCACATACAAATCAGATGCTTTGTAGGCATCTGTAATCTTACGTCCATAGTAAGCATTTAATTTTTCTAATGTTCCTTGAGATATTAGTTGGTCAACTGTGCTGTGTAAAAATTTGTTGTTGACTGGAGTTCTAAAATACTTAGGTAAAAATTCTGAAGATTCTCTTTTACCGTCATCCTTGCCTGCAGGCAAACTGAAGTCTTTTTGATTGTTGTCGTATGCCATTAATATCCACTTCCCCCACTAGAGCCTCCTGAGCTGGTAGGTAATGTTCCACTTAATGTGCTAACTGTTGATGAACTTGTTGCGATGTTTCCGTCTGCTTTAAGTTTAGAGGCTGTTACAGCATCTATTATTTCAACATCAGAAACTTTTGCGCCACTAATAAAAATTTCATCATTTTCTGATTTAATTTCAAACAGACTTCCAAATGCTTTTGAACCTTCTTTAGGCACAATAACAAATGTTGCTATGTCTGGTGCTAATTCGTTCATCACATATGTGCTTAATTCTGAGAAATAAAATGTATCACCAAATTCCCAATTTTCTAAAGCAAAGAATTGATTTATTGCTGTGATAACTCGACTTTTAATATCACTATCATTAGTAACTTGACTGGAATTTTTAACAATTTTAAATGTTGCTTGTAAACTTGTGTCGGATTGTGATCCAAATAATATTTTGTATTTTACCGGATGATACACAATTGTGTCACTGATTGATTTAATTTTTGCTAACGGTGTATTAAAGTTTGTGTACAACGAATCACTGCTGGGTAATAGTGGTTTAGTTGCTGTTGCTCCTGCTAACCATAATCTAAAATTGATATCATATGTTCTTGTTAAAATATACATATCCATTATGTTAGATGAACTGGGATCTAATCTTGTGTTACCGTCCACTGTGTGAACGTATTGAAACTTAACACCGTCTCTTCCAATGTGTGCAACATAATTTGTTACAGTTGCAGTGGTGTTGGTTGTTGTGTTAACCTGTTTAAAACTGTTGCTGTCTATCAAGTACACAATTGAATTGTTTGGATAATCTCCAATAGTACCCACCGATGTTTGTCTAACATAAATGTTTTCTGTGCCTGCACTAACGTATTGATACTGTTGTGTTCCATCGCTATCATTTATTAATTTTTGGAAAACATATTTTGTAGTTGGATTAGTAGCAGGATCAACCACAAGATCAAAAGCATTTGGATTGTCCACGATGCCATCTTGATCAGAATCAAATTGAGTAAGTTCTATTTTAGCACTGTCTACATATCCGCTTAAAGATCTGTACTCAGTAGACACAGCAAAATTGATATCGTTGTTGAACGCATTGTTACTGTCTGGTTTTGTATTCACTGACATCACACTCACTTTGTCTTGAAGTGTTGTTCCTGTTTTGGCATTGAAATTTCTATCAGCACTGTCATAAAAGAATCTTACTTCTTTTTTGCTTTCAAACACATATCTTAAACCTCTGTACGAGATTGTGTAAGTAGCACCGTTGTTGATACATTTGATTAACCAACTTGAATCTAGTTGCTGATTTGATTCATCGCCTGTTTTACCAATGCTGAAATCTCCATACACATTTAAATTGTTTTCATCAACAACCATCCATTTTCTTGTTTGTACGTCATAACGTATTCCAAAATTGTTATAAGCAAAAGCCTGGTCAATAATAACTGTTTTAACATCATCAGAAAATTGTTTTGCAAATTTAGGTAATATTTCACTAACAATAGCACCTGTAGGAATAACATCGTTGAATTTAATTGCTCCTGCTCCTGCTGTGGTATTGGTTGTGCCATCATTGTACACACTAACAACTGATGTCCAAATGTATTCTTTTGATCCTGGATGATCTGCGGCTCCACTCATTAATGAATTGTCTTCCATAAAATGCTTGCCTGTTGGTGCAATAAATTTAATCATAGCACCTGGTTCGATATATTTCAACTGACTTGCTGTGTATGTGCCAACTTGATAATCTAAGACGTTCACAGCATCTAATAATTTACCTGTGGATTCATTTGTAGCAGTTGTAACTTGTTGCCAAACTGGAATTAAATCAGTTAGTAATATTTTAGAAAATTTTTCTATGTAGTAGTTTCTAGTTTGATTTTTAGATAACAACGGTTCTAATTGATTTATAATTACGCCTTCAATGTCTGTTTGTGTTGAAAAACTAAACGAGTCAACATTTTCAGTTTCTTCTTTGTATATTATGCCATCAGCACCAAACACATTTGTGTTGCTGTATTTTCCTGTGGCATCTATTAAATCATAATATCTTGATATTCCGCTTGAAGTTCTATTTGTTGCTTTTACTTTAATAATTTCTTGATTAGTTCCTAGTGGTGCAATTTGATAATCTTCACCGGTGATCATTCTGTTTTGTGTGTAGTATGTTGCTGGAGCATTTAATCTGATGGAGTTGTTGGTTTCAGATGTTGTTGCATTATCTATTGTGTATTGCAATCCAAATGTTAATGTTAAAACTTCTATTTGATTGTTTGATGAAACATACTGTACATCCACTTGAATGTTTTGCATATCAGCAGGAGTAATTCTAATATTTTGATTTTTACTTCTTCTGTAGTATACTTTAAAATTACCTTGCGGTAAATTTCCAAATATTCCATCTGCAAATTTAAGACTGATTGAATCATCTGCGTCACTCAACACTGTGTAAATATTTCTTAAATCTTTTGCTGTTGAATTGTATATAACATTGTTACCCGTTACAGCATCAACTTTTGTCCATTCTGTACTTTCTAATCCTGTGTCAGTGTCCAATTGATATAACCAAACATCTGTGTTGTTTACATTGCTGGATTCAATTGCAACTGATTGATTGTTTGATGGTACATCGATTGTGAAGTCACCATTGTCAAGTACACCTTGTCTAAAGTGTGCAAAAAATCCTGTGTTGTTACTTGCATTTCCTTTGCCATCATCTCTGTGAAGCACACTGAATTTTCTTCCTGTTAGTGGTGTTTCTTCTACAATAGAACCATTGTCGAAAGAAGTTGAAACAACTTCAAATGGTAAATTTTGTCCATTTGCTGTTTTGTTAAAAGCATACACAGGCACTTCTGTGCTGTTGGCATTGATTCTGTATTGGCTGGTTGGGATTGAATCTATGTTTTCTAATTTTACTGGATTGCCAAATTTTTCATTTTCTGCCAATGAAGCATTTAACACTTTTGTAAATTGTTCGTTCCAGTTTGTGTTGCCGGCATCATTCCAACTGACTGTTTGTCCGCTTAAATTTAAATTATTACTGTCCACAACATTTTCAGTTGTGCTGACACTTACAACTTTCATCAAGCCATTTGCACATTGATTTCTTGTTGGATTGTAACTGATTAATCTTGCTAATCTTAATATCGAATCTCGTCTGTCTGCTGTTTCTAGAAAATTCTCTCTGGCATTCAAGTCTGTTCTGAAAGCCAAATTTTGTCCTAGATATGAAATCAAATCTATCAGTGCCAAGTACTCAGATGATTCAATATAATCGTTGAAATCTTCTGGATAATTCTGTCTGATGTACTGGATCATTGTTCTGCGAATGGTATCAAAATCGTAACTTTTGAATTCCGCATTTTTGTAAGACTGATATACTCTTTTCCAGTCTTCTGCCAGCAATAATCTGTTTTGTCTATCTGTGGATGACATTGGTTTCCTTTGTTATAATATTATTTATTTGTTTGCATAAACAGAGCACTTAATTCAGTAACCCATTATTTTCGTCAAATGTCAATCTTAATTTTTCTGACACATTATATTTGATGTATGTTAGTTCAACTTCTATCTGTAACCCCGATTCAAATGGTGTTACAATCACTGTGTCCGCTGTTATTCTGGGATCAGTGTCGATTATTTTGATGATATCCTCTTTAATTGCTTCTTCTAGATCCGGTGTTAAAGGATCGTGTATTATGTCCCATATGATTGTGCCAAACTCTGGATTTTCAAGTTTCTCACCTTGTGATATATGGAAATGATTCAATAAATCCTGTTTGATTAATCCTATATCATTTAAACTGAATGTGGTGTTGTCTGGATTCACTGTACTCAACCCTCTGTACATTCTTTGTGTAGCAGGTGTCTTGGCTGTTTGAGCAGATGTAACTGTGACTTCTTTGTATAATTTTTTGTGTGCCATAATTTTATTTTATCCTGCTATTACCTTTGAACTGCCTGTTGCTGGGTGTCCACATGATGCTGGATCACCTAGTCTACATATTGGAATACCGTTGGCAAAAACTTTGCTACTGGCTCCTATCATAACAGGTGTTCTGTGTGGAGGTCTTCCGTGTGCCGCCACGGGAGCAAACTGACAAACAATAGGTGCACCTTCTACTTTAACCTTTGGTGCTAATTCACCAATTATTACACCGCCTGCTATGTCTACTCCAACTCTACTTACTCCTGGCATTATGATCCACCTCCTGGTGGTGTAAAACTTTTAGGTAATGCCTCAATTTTGGCCTTTAATTCATTTATATTAAGTCCTTTATCTTCCATGTATTGGACTATCCCTACTTGGCCCAACCATTCCCAAGGTCCAAGAATATGAAGTCCATCTCCTTCGGCTAAATTTTTGATAGTTCTAATATCATCTTTAATCTGCTCATTTTGATCAACTAATGTTTCAAGACTTTGACTTATTCTTTCAAAATAATCTCCATAATCAATTTGAAAAAAATTGTTATCATTATTCAAAGCATCTCTGCCTGCTGATGTAATTAATGAAGGATCATTAGGTTGAGTCGATCCATCTGAACTAAAATTAAGAATAACGTAATCTACTTCTAAAATTTCATCATTTAGAACAACTACAGGTCCCATTTGTGTTTCAGACACACTAAAATATCCATTCACAGAAGAACTAACCGGAGTTCTAATAAAGTATGGTTTTCCTATTTCTAAACCGCCAATAGAAGTTTGAAAAAATATAGGTTTTCTATCCATCCCAGCCAGATTTAAATTTTTTGTGTTACTGAATACTCTATTAACTTCAACTAGAGCACCATCAATTAGAATGAATCGGGCTGTTTGTGTTGCTTTACCTACTATCGTCCCTATTGTTCTTACCGCCATAAATTAACCTTTCTAACTGTATTTAACATTTTAAGTTCTCGCATTTTTAAATGTGTCTGGAATATTAATAGGTTCTGCTACCACTATCGATTCTCCAGATGTTCTATCAGTTTTTGCCAATGCAACTGCCATTGGATCAAAATTTTCATGATGACTCCAAGGTTCATGTTGCGGCACACGTTTCATTATACTTGTAGTATCAGGAACAGAATGTGTTGCCAATGGTTGTGCTATTCCTTCTGCTAGTTTAATCAATCCGCCCACATCTAAATTAATATCTACGCCCGAATAAACATTGTAATTTGCCACAGATTCTATATTTGTTGTTGTTCCAGATTTCATATTCAATGATCTACCTGCTTCTAAATTAACATCTCTGTCTGCTTTAAAGTTGAAATCGCCTTTGCTGTGAACACTCACACTGTCTTGTGCATAAAAATCAATCTTGCCGTTGGCAGTCATTTCAATCCATGCTGTGCCATTGGCATTGGCAATGTAGATTAAATCTTCTGAATTGTGCAACAACAGTTGATGTCCTGTTCTTGTTCTTATTCTAAA